TGCTGAGGCTTCTTCAGGAGTTACAGAAGGTTTTCTCTCCATTACAGGAGGTCTGTTCCTGTCCTCAAATAATTCTGCGACTGTCTTGAGTGGAGTTCCTGAAGCCTCTGCTGACCTTTCTAAAGCAGCTTGTTGATTGGCTTCTTGAGACTTTTTCTGCTGCTCGACAAAGGCGTTTTCCTTTTCAAGAGCTACCCTTTCCTCATCGGGAACGAGTCGAGAACGAGAGCGCGGACCCTCTCCAACGGGTTCCTTGCTATAGACGAACGGTTCATCAGGGTTCAGTTCGTTTATGTACTTCCTGAATTGAGTCTTGAGGTTCTCAACCGGAACGATCCGCTCCATCTGATCAAGTAGGCCACTGACTTGGCCTATCGCCTCACCAACGGTTTTCTTCTGGGAAGCAAGGTTGTTAAGGATATCAACCTGAGTGACATTTTTCCCTCGCACACCAAGCGAACGAGCTACTTCCGCTCCAAGGCCAGCGGCAAACAATGTTCCAATGGTTGCTTCAAACGAAGCCTTTAGCTTTTCCTCTGCGGTGGCGTTTGGATCTGAGATCGTCTGCAATGCAATGCCGGCGGACTCAGCGGATCCACGAGTAATCTCTGGAACCAGCAACCTGGGAATGGCTTTTGCCACTTGATCGACTGCATTTGCAGAGTCTTTTAATCCGCGACCACCAAATCCGTATTCTCTGGTAGATTCGACCAACTCTTTTTGCAACGCTTCAGGAAAAGAACCTCCTCCTGAAGCTCTACGAAGATCCGCAATCTGTGCAGCGCGAACTGCGGCGGGAGTGGTTGATTCTGCAAACTCAGTCCCAGCAACCAACGCTGGAATGCGAACAGCCTGACGAGCGGCTCCGGCAATTCCGAGGCTCATCACGTTCATGGGCGACAAGAGATCCGCGGAGACTTGTCCCAACACCTCGCCAGCAGGGCGTGTGACGTACTCGGGAATCGGAGTGTACTCGCTTATCGTTTCTCCAAGACTGCGTCCAATTCGAGCTGCTCTCTCACGCTTCTCGGTGGATGCGGATCCAAGAGCCATGACGCCTTCTCGTTCGATACGAGAGGCTGCATCAAGCATTTCCTCTGGCTTTCGATAGGTGTCCCTACCAAGAGCCTTATCAATCAACACGCCGGGAGCTTCGCTTACTTGCTGAAGAACTCGTCCAGCGGTCGCGACGTCTTGAGAAGTTGGCCTTCCATATCCTAGCGGAGAAGCAAGCCGAGCCAGTGACGGAGCCACAGACTTGGCCTGCTCATACAGGCTTGTAGGCTCTTGAAGAACTGGGGAGTTTGGATACTTCTGCTGCCCATGAAAAGCAAATGCTCGTTCTATGTCCTCTTTCTTCGGAGGTCGATCACCTTCAAGCTCAAGAGTGATTCCAGTATCTTCCTTAAAGACCTCGTAAATTGGCATAGAATTATTTCTTTAATTTTTTTAGTTGCTGAAGACGAACTTTAAAACCAGGGATGTCATTAGCTTCAGTAGCTTGAGTTGCTTCTGTTCCTTTTACTCCAGGTTTAGGCGGCTCGTCTTTAAAAGCTTCGTTTTCTTCATCTCCGAGTGATTCGTAATATGCTTTTCTCATCTCTCGCGTATAGGATCTTGGAAACTCTATTCTTTCCATCCTCTGACCAGTATCAGGATCTTGAGTAGAAACCACTTTTGGCTCGTCAGTTAGTGCTTTCTTAAGTGCGTTATCGATCAAAGCTTTATACTCGGGAAATTTGTCAGATATTTCTTTAAGCTGATCTGGTGTTCCACCTATTCCACCCAAGTTAATGTACCCACTCTTTAGCTTGCGGGTTTCCTCTTCTTGTTTTTGACGAGCTTCTTCATAGGAGGATTGTTCTTCAAGCGATTGAGTTGTTTCCAATGCCGGGATAGGCATGGCCATTGAACCGCCCAATTGATAGTCAGGACGCGCCCGAAGCTTTCCGATCATTTGAGACCTACGAGTCTCGATGATTTCATCATCCTTCTGCTTTTGTTCCCTGGACTTCTCAAAAGCTGACATCTCACGAAGCGTGTCGATATCGGGGTCTCCAAGGTTGTATCCACGAGAGCGAAGATATCCCCCCATTTCGGGGCGAGCGCGTTCAATTTCTCTTTTGATTTCGGCTTCGCGTCGCGCATCCATTCGAGCGTTGATCCGTTCGTTCTCAAGATCGCGCTGTTGCTGATAAAGCAATGACTCCTTAGCTTTATTACGGCTACGAATCTGCTCGTTTGTCCCAGTGAACTCACCGGCCAATCCTCCGGTAAGCATGGATAGACCCTTCATGAAAGGGTTGACGCGCTGATTGGCCTGCCGCTCAAGCATGTCTCTAATATCTTCTGGATCTTCTATAGCCATAAAGTTTGATTCTATTATTTAGTAACCCTGCAACGACCGCATAGCACCCCGTCTCCTGAACCCGCTCATGGCGGCATTCATGATCTGCTCGGGATCGTAGTTGATGTACCTGTACTGGTCCTTCTGTTGTTGTGCGTTGGCCAGCAAGTCCGCGTAGAGCTTGGCGAAAGGATCAGCCTGACGATCGGGAAGCGGGACTTCCTTGGTTCCCTTGGTGGGGATGACGGTTTCGCGCCTTACGAGTGGGGTGACTGGAGACCTGGGGGGAAGGGGGGTTCCGGTGTAGGTGCCCGTGCCCGTGCCAGTGCCTGGTCGAACTCCGCCGCCGGGAGTAGGAGTGGTTCCTCCACCGGGAGTAGGAGTTGTACCTGTGCCAGTGCCGGGAGGGGTAGTTGTAGTTCCACCTGTGCCAGTGCCACCGCCCGCAGGAGGAGTGGTTGTGGTTCCGGTATCCTTACCCGGAGGTTTTGCCATGTCCCATTCGCCTGTTCTAAAATTCCACTTGTTACCATCTTGATCAGCAGGAAATTCCTTTCCAGTGCTTGGATCAATATAGTCCATATTCACACCAGATCCAGTTGCTACTTTCCAAGGTGAATCTATAAATGGGTTTATTCCAGGGCCTTTTTCAGGCTCTTTGTAACCGGGTGTAACATTAGTGGTGCCACTGGAAACAGCCGTTACATTACCTCCTGTATTATCAAAACCACCTTGGCTAGTAGTTGCAGGTTCAACCGCACCTACAGAGGTTGGTGTTTTCTGAGAAGGAGCAAGCTCAGTATTGATTCCAAAATTGAACTTTTGAGGTACGATTCCTTTATCCAAATCCTCTTGAGATATTGAATATGCACTTGGACGTATGATCGTATCCCTAAGATTATTCCTGTCTGCATAGAGAACATCCCCATTCTCCATTTGTCCAATCGGAACATAATCAGGAAGCCCTCTTCCCGGGATTTTAACTGTTTCTCCGCGAGTAATAAATTCTTCAGGAAGCGACGAAGGTGTTTGGCCAGCAAAGTCAGAGGGGTTTGCGTCAACCACTCCGATTGTGCCACCAAGATCCCCTGGAGGAACCAATACGTTTTCGCCCTTGATGTATTGCTGCTGATTTTGCGGTGTATACACACCTCCTACAAACGCATCCTGCTCATCCGTATTCCCAATGTTGATTCGCTCAACAGGTTGATCTCGGACGTTGTAATCCATCCCTCCACCAGTCGCTAAGGTTGATGGGTTGCTTAAATCTTGAGGAGCAGCTTGAAATTCAAAACCTCCCGTCCTCCAGTTGTATGGAGCTTCTTGGCCATACGGATCTAAACCGTAAAACAGATCGCCAATCCTAACGCCTGCCATTCCAGGAACCTCTTGTCCGAGTTGGTAACCGGGATATCCCGGGAACTCATCTACAGAAGTATTGTTCTGATTGATGTCTTGAACCAGATTGTCGATTGCATCAGCCATATATCAGTTTTTGGGGATTATGCTGTTGATCCGAGTTATCATCCAGTTGGCCACAAGCTTCTTTACCTTCGGCTTGTCCTTGAGCCACTTCGCGAACTTCTCGGCATTGCTGTCGTAGAAGCTCTTGAACCACTTCGGTCCAACGAGTTCCTTCCAGAAGTAGAACGCCTCCCACTGATCAGGAATACACTCACGAGCGACGAAGCAACCGGATCGCATGATGTTTCCGTATCCGCCAGCAAGGTTACCGATCGCGCCAGCATACCCCTGGAACTGGTTCATGAAGGAGTTGGCTTGATCAGACTGGTATTGGTTCTGAGCGTTAGTCAGCGCGAATCCGGTTCCCATCTTCATCAGGTCTCCAGGGCTAGATAGCTGCATTCCCTGAGTATACTGAGGGGTGATAAACGGAGATGCACCCTGCTGAAGTCCGCCTAGCTGGGCAGCTTGAGACGAGACTGGTTGCAGTCCTAGGGCGGATTGGACGTTTGCAATGTTCTGCTGGCGACCAGACAACATCTGCTGTTGAGAAGTAAGCTGGCCCGCAAAGCTCTGTTGCGCCGCGGTGTTCCGCTGGCCGGTAGCTGCAAGGATGTTCTGGAAGGCTTCCTGAGCGTTCCGATTGGCGGTATCGCTCGTACTCTGACCGCTCTGGAGCAATCCCATTGCAGCGTTCCAGCGTTGAGAGTTGGCGTTCCCAAGAGCATCTTGAATTGCGAGCGACTCACGAAGAACCGAAGGATTTCCGAGAACATTGTTAATGGAGCTACCGCGAGCGCGAGCGGCCTGCTGAACCCGTCGCTCCATGCTTGGATCCAGAGTTCCAACCTGAGAAAGACCCTGCTGGATCTGACGTTCAAGCTCGCTACGGATCAATTGAGAAGCACCGGTATCCTGTTGGGCACCGGGCATCCCAACTCTCTCGTAGGTGGGCGAGTCTATCCGCGTATCAGGGGCCGCGGCATCTCCCTTAACATCGCTGAGGAACTGTTCGTAGAGATCGAATTTCCGAGGATCAAGAGCCTCTAGCTCATTTCTACGCTGTTGAGCAAACTGAGTTCCATATTCCTTGGCAAGCTCAAGCTGCTTCCCCGTCAGCTCAGGAGCAATTTTGGCAGCAGCCCGCGCAAATGCTTCGCCTGTATCAACATCACCAATTCCTGTAAAATCGTATTCTTGATCCTGATATATAACTTTTTTTCCAAGCCTAGCGGCGGCATCCAATGCCCTTAGCTTTGGGTAAGTTTCAGCCTGAGCTTCTACAGCCTCTCTATTAGCGGCTGCTAAATTCGGTGCTTCATATGATGCGCCCATAAGAAATCCTTTCGTTCATAATCAGTTTAAAGTACCTGTCAAAATCGTACAAACGGGAAATGCCTTTTCTAAAACCACCCAGTTTGGTTACGTTTTTTGAGCATAGCCGCATCATTGCCATCCAAAGAGTTTGAACCGCATACGGCTCGGTACCAATGGCAATCTCGATCCACGCGATATGGCCATCAGGGAAGTTGTTGTTTAGATCCTCGGACTCCTCGATGGAGTTCAGGAACCGAACAGCCCCCACACCGACACACTTTCCTTCATCGTTCTTCACAATGCCGATCAACTTCTTGGCGTTGAAGATGCCGATCCAGTTGAGGATCTGCTCATCGGTCCACTTGGAACAAGTTGGCCAATGCTCTCGCAGCAGCTTGGCCGCTTCAATGTTTGTCGGGTGAACGCTCATTGTTGAGGGCGCACCGAGTCTACGAAGCCAGAGAGAATGGTGGATTGCAGAGACAAGCGACCAGCGTCTGCGGTTACCTTGAATTGCAAAGTATTCCAGCGACCTTGGCTGATAAGGTTGTAAGCCTTCAGGAACTTCTGGCTTGAGGTGATCGCCAGCGCGGAATCGAGAGTTACGAACGTGTCCGACATATCCTTGGCCAACGACACTGCGGCGGTCGTGGTTGCGGTGGTGTACGGATTATCGAAGGCGAACTGAACGCTGTACCCGATCTTGTCGGGGATAGGCTCGCTGAGGTTGTAAGCCTTGGTGATCACCGTGGATTGATAATCCGCACCGCCATCGGTGTATGCGGAGCTTGAAACGGGATCAAGCCGGCTGTTCGGGAGGTAATCGTTGAAGGACCAGACCTGGCCTGCTCCCGCTGACACCGAGACGATGTCGCCGGCAAACATGAGGACGGGTCCAAATGTTGAGAACGAGGTTGGGATGAAGTCGTTGACGATCCAGTTGTCCCAGTATCCAAGCCACGAGCGGGCCAGTGAGTGGTATACGATGACCGCGTTGTTCTCGTTAAGAGCACCTTCGAGCGCGATATCGACGCTGTTCTCGGTCAGTAGCGCGTATTCGCTTTCGAGTCCAATAATCGCTGGCTCCTCGGTGACGAACGGAACGGCCAATAGATAGCGGTTGTTCCAGAATACACCGTCGCAGAGATCGAGCTTAGTCTTGTTGATCCTGCTGATGAGGTCATTGATCGGGCTGGAGAGCGCAAGACCTACGCTGGTCTGGGTACCGGCTTGGATCTGCTGGAGGGAGCGGATGCCGTCGCGGGAGAAGAAGAACACATCGGGACCAACCGCGGCGATTGAGCGGTGCGATGAGCAGCCGATATTACCGCTGATGAGTGATATGGTCCAATCGGCAGCATCCTGCGTAGGATCGGCATTTACGCTCCAAATAGAGCGTTCCTTGAACACGATGAGTTGATAGCCGAACCAAGAGTAGAGGCCCTTGATGGGATCGCCATCGCCACCGATTCGGATGGAGCCGAGAGGATCCCAGGATTCGCCATCGAGGATATCCGAGAAGTAGAGGGTATCGGGCTGGATCGAGGTATCCGCGGAAACAGCC